ACCATTGGATTGTTACTTGCAGGTGCAACTAAATGTGTAGACTATCTCAAACAAGGTATTGCACTTGGCAAAGATATTAGTGAGATGACTTCTCAAGTATCAACTTTTATGCAAAATAATTCAGACATAGAACATATGGAAAAACGTGCAAAAAATCCTACATTTTGGCAATCAATGTTTAACAGTGGAAACATAGAACAAGTTGCTATTGATAGTCTTATTGCAAAAAAAAAGATGCAAAAGCACAGACAAGACTTAAAGAATTTAATTATGATGCAGTATGGTCAGGGTGGTTGGAATGAACTTCTTGCTTTAGAAGGTAAGATACGCAAAGACAGAGCAGAATTTGTACATAAACGACAAGAACAAAGAGATAAAATATTTAATATTATTGGCATTATTGTCTTGTCACTTACAGTAATAGGTTTTATTTTCTTACTTATCTTTTTATATAAAATGCAAAAGAGTTGATATGACACAAAAGAAATTCCAAAATCAATCTATTTATACAGAATATGATGAAGATGGTGATGGCATTATATCTGATGAAGAACTAAGTCATGTAAAAGCTATCAAAGAAACTGAAACACAGTTACGCAAGAACCTTGCACAGTTGCGTATGGCACGATATACTTTGATTGCTATGGGTGTATTTACAGTTGCAATGTTTTTTATTCCAATTGAAAGAGTTAATGCTTTAGCTGATATAAGCAATCTCTTTTATATCTCAGGTGCAGGTATTGTTGGTGCTTATATGGGTACTGCTGCATACATGAGTAGGAACGGAAAATGAAACCTGCATTTGTTTTGTTGTGTTATCTTGCAGGTAATCCTGCAGGTACGCTGCATCTTGCAAATGTAAATAACTGTACATATTTTAAAGACAGACTTGCAAATCAAACAGTCAAGATTGGTGAAGAAACAAAGAACTATGATTGTTACTGCAAACTTGTAAACGTAAATGAACAGATGAGGTTATGGTGATACAAGCATTGATTGGTCCTGCCACCAAATTATTAGGCAAATTCATAGAAGATAAAGATACTAAAAATAAACTGGCACATGACTTAGCTACTATGGCAGAGAAGCACGCACAAGAACTAGCTAAAGGTCAGATTGAAATTAATAAAACAGAAGCACAACATAAGTCTATCTTTGTTGCAGGGTGGCGCCCTTTTATTGGTTGGACTTGTGGCATTGCGTTGTGTTGGCACTTTGTCCTTGCACCAGTAACTATGTTTGTATGTGCTTATTTAAATATAACTATACCTGAATTGCCACAGTTTGATATGGGATCATTGATGACTGTGCTGATGGGTATGCTTGGATTGGGTGGACTCCGTACATTTGAAAAGTATAAAAAGATTACAAAGTGACAACTCCTATATGTGAACGCTGTAAGATTGCAATGATTCTTACTGCCTTGAAGAATGTATGGAAATGTCCTATGTGTGGTGTAATAGAAAATAGGAGATTGAAATGAAAGTACCAGTATACACACAACTAATAGATGAACTCAAAGCTGATGAAGGTGTAAAGAATGAAATCTATCTTGATCATCTTGGCTTACCTACTTGTGGTGTTGGACATCTTATCCGTGAGTCAGACCCTGAATATGGATTGGAAGTTGGCACACACATAGATGATGAAAGAGTCAATGAGTTATTTAATCAGGATATAGAAACAACTCTTATTGAATGTGGTCATCTCTATCCTAACTTTGATAATCTACCTGATGAAGCACAAAAGATTATTGCCAATATGATGTTCAATATGGGTAGACCTCGACTATCTCGCTTTCACAAGATGAAGAAAGCTGTTGATTCTAGTGATTGGATAGAAGCTGCTAACCAAATGTTGGACTCTAAGTGGGCAAGACAAGTACCAAATAGAGCAAATCGTCTTATTGAACGTATGAAAAACATACAGACTTAGTAGATATTCTTGGGTGTAATCATACCAGAGGAGGTGTTTACCCCCTCTGTATGGCTCTTATATCAAGACTTTTTTTACGCATCTTCTCTTTGGTAGTGGCAAATCATCAAGATACAGTAATATTTGCAATTACTATACCAACTACGACTATTGCCCATAAACTTTTAGTCTTATTCTTCTATCAGGACTAGTTTTATAATTATACAACTTCTCAATATTTAAAATAAAATCATTACGACTACCTTGATTGCGTAACAAACCTGAAAAGTTTTTAAGTTTGTTATCAAACATACTCCATACAAAAGATGGATCACTTAATGCAGATATCATGGCATGAATAAAAGATTTCTTTCTATAATGCTCGAAGTATTCTCCACAACGTTCTATACATGAAGCAATCTTTTTACCTCTTTCTAAATCATGTATTACAAAGTTACCTTCTTTAAACATCTGAGTATCATGGCTATTGACATATCCTTTACCATTTAACATAGCTATAGAATCTGTAACACTAAATCCATAAGTTCGAACAAACCATTCAAGACTTAAATATTCTTTATTCTGTAGCTTACAATGACTTACAAGATATTCCTGCATAGTCCATTTTCTTGCAACAGAATTTAACTTACGAATATCATGTAACTCAAGACCTTCTTTTACTATATAAGGTACTGGCTTACCCAATACTTTATATGCTTCAAGTCTATGCTGTCCGTCACAGACTTCCATCTTTTCGTTTACTATGATAGGTATTTCTAAATCACGATTATCTATTTCAGTAGATAAACTTTTAACGTGCTTATTAACTATATCTCGATTACCTACGAGGTAAGTAAACTGATCATAGTCACTAGTAACGTGTATTTTATTTTTATTTATACTATTCATTATGACCTCCAATCATTTATTTTT